TATTATTAATAGTAGTTTTGGCTGTATTTAAAACTATAATACCAGCGCCTGTCGGTGTACCGGTCAATGTGGTATTAGTGAACGATTCATCATCTCCAGCTGACGCGTCGTCACTCCAAGTAAAATTACTATCCTTTAGTTTATTATACTCATCTTGATCTAGCTCAACAAGAGTGGGGTTACCAATAATGTAATAATCAGAAGCACTTAAAGAACTGTTAAAACCAGATACACCGGCACTAGCTGTACTATAACAGGTACCTTTGATTAAAACATCACCCGATAAACCACTAAGAGCACTGGCTGGAACAGTAACAGATAAAGAGGATAAAGCCGCATCTGCGACACTGAAAGTAGAATACTTTGTATTTCCTTGATCGTCTTTTGTTATTATCTCAAAAAAGAAATCACCTGTAAGAGTTGTTCCGGTTGTAAATCCGTTTGTTGTTGCAGACAATTTAATTGAATTGGTACCAATATCAGTAATTGGCATTGTAAATGGAGCAACAACTGGATATACTAAAGCTGTGTATTTGTTTTCAGAAGAGGATAAACCACCACCGCTACCATAGGGTAATCTTGATACATAAACATTTGCATCACTATTAAAAACCTGTTTTACACTGTGATAAAAGTATCGTTCAGCCGCATTAGTCGGCTTACCGTAAATTTCCTCGAAATCAGAAAAGGTACCAACATTTAACACTTCATCCGTTGGCCCTTGATTTGAAAATCCAGGTATAAAAACACTGGTTCCAATTGGAGCTGCAGGGCGTTGTGTTAAGTCAATTTCTCTAATTTCTACACCTGGAGATTGTATTGTTCGTCTAGACATAGTTATAACTTTCTTTAATTATTTATTAAACCCCGAGACAAAATAATAAATTAAATACATATTGATTTTTTTAAAAAACTAGATATTATATTAAATATATGAAAGGTATTATACTAGCTGGTGGTTCTGGAACAAGAGTTTATCCTACTACGAAAGTTTTATCTAAACAGATACTACCTGTATACGATAAGCCTACAATATATTACCCTCTCTCTACTCTTATTAAACTAGGGATAACAGATATTTTAATTATTTCTAATAAGGTACATACATTTTTAGATCTCTTGGGAGATGGAACTAATTTAGGTATTAATATTTCTTACAAAGTACAAAGAGAACCAAGAGGCATTGCCGAGGCTCTAATTATCGGTGAACAGTTTATTGGAGATCAAAATGTTACATTAATTTTAGGAGATAATATTTTTACTGGGGTAGATAATCCAAGGACAAGTGGATCAACGATTGTAGGTTATAAAGTTAGCAATCCAGAGGATTACGGAGTTGTCGAGTGTGATAAAGAACGTATAGTAACTGATATTGAAGAAAAACCAGTCTCCCCGAAAAGCAATATCGCAGTTACGGGATTATATTTCTACGATAACACTTGCTCAGAGAGAGCTAAGTCATTAAAGCTGTCAGGTAGGAATGAATTAGAAATTACTGATTTGAACAAAAACTACATGCGTTCAGGGGATTTGAACTTGAGCATACTAGGTTCCGAGCACGCTTGGTTTGACACCGGAGATACTGACCAAATGTTTGAAGCTACTATGTATGTTAAAAGTATTCAAAATAGAACTAATCAAATGATTGGCTCTATAGAATTAGAAACATATAAAGCGGGTAATATAACGAAAGACGAGCTTAATAAATTACTTTTTACAATGCCAAATGGTAAATATAAAGAAAATATTATTAAAGCAGCTTTGCTTCCATTCTAGTAAAACTGAAAGTGGCCGCTGATGATATTTCACTAGAATCCCCATAGCTCCATTTAATTTCTGTCAGATTGGTAGGAAATGCACCGATATAATCAAACTGTATTTTTCTATTTTCATATTCATCTAAACCATAAATCGTAAAAGTAGATGAATATGCTTTTAAAGACTGATGTCTTCTAATAGGTATGATATCATCATTATTAAAAATACCTGTTTTAACATCATTTAGAATATCTAACCATTTATATATAACCCAATAGTTTCTATATTCATTATCTATTTTAAAATCTAGAGTTATATCTTCATATGCTTCTCGCGCGTGTGAGGTAACTTTTATAGATTGGGAACCGTATGGTACATTTATAGAATTTATTTTCGTTGAAGGAGTTAGAGAGCCATAAACACTCATCTCGAGACTATTAGAGTTAACTCTATTATTGTTACGAGATATATTATCATTTATTTCCTTCAATACATCAGGTAAGTTTAATACTAGAATAAACTTATCGTTTCTATTTTTATTAAGTGGTGATTGATTCATTATAATACTT